CCTGACCATACCTCCGCCGGCCATGCCGCGCTTCTTCACTGTTCCGCCGCAGGCGTAGTCAGCCGCTTCAGCGTTTTTCACCTTGCGATTCCGGAGGGCATCGACAACACCAGGAAGTCCAACGTACGTACCGGGAGGGGGGCTTGAATCGACGGGTGCGGGGCGTACCCGCTCCTGCGGATACTCCGGCGGAGGCAGGGGGATTCTGACAGGTTGTGGCGCAGCTACCGGCCGCGGCATCGGGCGAGGATTGGCAATGCGCTGTGGGTAGTTACCAGGCGCTGGCGTCAGCGGGCGGTCGCTGAAAGTGTTACCGTCGCGGAACACAGGGCCACCGGAAGCGAAGCCCCTTTTCCGCCCCGGTTTGGCCATACCACCCGCTGCAAAATCAGCTCCGCCTTGGACGGTACGCATTCGAGCGTGCAATGTAGCTTCTGGAGTCGTACCTCCGGCGAGAGCGGCAACATTGGCGAGTGCCAGTGGTTTGGTAGGGAGAGGGGCCGGGGTATTCTGGTCCGGTAGGGTGCGCGCCATGTGTATCTCCTGGGTAGTTCCGTGATTCTACACGGTTACCCGCCGTTACCAAACCTCCATGTGAGAGGCTGGAACATCTGCCTCCGCATGCCTTTCTTGGCCCGGGCGACGTACTCAAGGAACTTCTGCCGGTGCTTCGTTTCATTGGCCGGGTCATACCCGTCGGCGTCCTGATCACTGTATGCGCGAGCCGCCGCACCGTGTGCTACACCCATAACGTACTGTCGCGGGATTTCGACCTCGACACTCAGGTCGTTCTCGTCAATGAGTTCGGCCGGAAGTCGGGCAACTCGGAGCTTCAGCTCCTTGCCGACATCAGCCGCAAGAGGGACTGGGTACACACGAAGGAGATACAATCCCTCGTCCGTGGTAAACGCCTGCGGCGTTCCCCCTTCCGGGTACTGCGCATTGAGCACCTCCAACCACTCATACGTGCCGACAGCAACCGAACTCCCATCAAGTTCACTGTTCCCGACTCGCTGGAGGTTGGTCGATGCACCAGCAATTCTTGCGGTCAGAACGGACAGAATCGACTGATCGTACTCGTACTCCGCAACCCCTTCATCGAGCGTAATCACCGTAACAGGAGACGTCGAGTCCCGGATGAGCAGCGTTTCCTCCGCAAACTCCAGGTAGGCCTCGTTAAGGCAGTCGATGAGCCGCGTTGTCGTCCACAACTGCGGGACCCCGCTGTCGTGCAGGATGTCCGTCCGAAGCGACGAGAGGAGCTTGTCAGCGTCCATGGATTAGAGCGCTGCGGAGATTACCCGATAGGGGAACCGCAGCCTCTTACGGTACCCTTCGATGTTGCCGTTATGGTCCGTGATCGGAGTTTCCATGATGGCGTCGTCGAGCGCGCCGATGATCTCCATGGGGACATCAGCCTCCTCTCCAGGGCGCAGCAGGTAGGGCCGTCCATTGATGCCGAAGAATTGTCCGGTCGGCGGAATAAGATCGTTCTCTTCGAGGATGATTCGTACCCGTCGCGTGTCTCGCGCGGGCGGAGGGGTATCCCCAACTCCGTGTGCCGCGAGTGCCGCAGCGACTGCCGCATCAATTTGCGACTGCACGTCCGGAAGCTCGTCAGTGTTCCCGGTCACGTCCGCAATAGCGCTCTTTGTCATATCTACATACTCCAATGGGGGTGATAGAAGCGGGGCCGGAGCCCCGCCTCAAATTGTACTGCGCGCGGTCTTAGCCGGTTGCAACAACGTAGAACGACTTGCTGGCAACCATCGCCGCGGCCTTCACGGTGACAATGCCGGCGGAGCTGACTGCAATCGTGGTCGAGTTGCCCAATGTGCGATCCCCGTTGGCCGCCGTGTCGAGCGTATTGGTTGCAGGGATACCTTCGGCCCACTCGTACGTAAGACGATCAGTGATGTTGACGAACCGGACTTCACGCGGCTTGAAGCCGAAGTCGAAAGTCGTATCGGCCGCCGCCACGGCATCCGTAGTGAAGGCCATGATGCAGCGGTTTGCAATCCCAGCGGACTGGGTGATATTCGAGGTAGCGATACCCATAATACTTCTCCTTGATCGTGATGGGGGAGGCACGCGGCCTCCCCCTAGATGTTACGACGTGGCGGTGACTTCGGCGCGCATCATGAACGCATCCTGAAGGATGATCGCCGTCTGCCAAGCTTTCCAGCCGACCGTCCCACGCTGCCCCAGCGGATCGCCGGGGGCGGGCTTCGGATTCACGACCATCGGAACGATCGAATCCTTACCCTTGAGCGGCACGATACCAAAAGCATCACGTGCGAGGTACAGGATCGGATACACGTCCCAGTTCGAACCCGTAGTCGACCGGTACGTCGTCGCACCGCCGGTGGCAGCGCCCGAGTCGGCGAACGGCGTGAAGATCGTCGAGGTCAGGTATCGGACCTGTTCAACCGCACCGATTTCGTTGGCCCACGGGGTGGTAGTTCCGTACTGCTTGGTGGAGATAAACCCCGACAGGTTACGGATGTCCGTTTCCAGGTCCGGATGGCAGAGCGCGATGTACGCGGCTTCCACCGGTTCCGTACGGTAGTTCGCGTTGGATGACAGGACCTTGGTGAACCGACGGGCATTCTGGCGATTCAGGGCGGTCGTGATCGACCGCTGGATGTTCAGCGTGATCGGGCCGGCAACCAAGTTACGCGCGGCCACCGTGGCGCCAGCCGCACCGACCAGGAACCGGTTGGTACCGGCCTTGAGGACGTTGTAGCGAATGGTCTCCAGCGTGTACGCGGCCTGCTCGCCGAGGATGTCGACCGCCTCCGAGAGCACCGGGTCTTCATGGGTGTCCATGACCACGTCGGTAATCGTGACGTAGTCACCGTACTGGGCCAGAGTTACCGTGTAGTCGGTGTTGGACAGTTTGTTACCACCGGGGGTCACGCCTTCAGTCAGCGGAGTCAGCGCCAGCGGAACATAAAACGCCGATCCGGCGCCGTTCAGGCCGCCACCATTCGGGCCAGCTGCACCGGTCGCACCGGTCAGGTAGTACCGCCGCCACTTCGCGGACTTGGTCGAGTTCTGGTCGATGGGTTGCGACTGCCCGAACTTCTCCAGGCACATCACGGGGGCCGCGCGGTCGAGCAACTGCTTGATCACTTTCGCGGCGGTACGTGGGGTGATGTCCCCATAACTAACTGCGTTTGCCATTTGCTTCTCCTATTCGATCATGTGAAGGGCTGTATGGCCCCCCGCATTAAGCGGTTATGCGGCGTTTGCTTCTTCCCAGGCGGCGTCGAAATCCGACGGGTCTGGTGCGCTTGTAGCTGCGCCACGTTTCGTACCTACCGCCCCAATCGCCTTAGCCGCTTGTTTGGCCGCGTTAGAGAGTTCAGTCTTCGGTGCTGAAGACGGGGCGGGTTTTACTTTCCACCCCGTCTCATCCTTGAATCGCTGGATCATCGTGTTAACTTCCTCGGATGTTCCGGAGGCTACCACTTCCTCGCATGCCCGGCGTATGAACGCAGGTTGGGATTCGATCCACTGCATACACGGATTATAGACCTGATCGTAATCCGGGTGGGCAAAGTATATCGCGTCCTGGTGCTCATTGCCCGTAATGACATTGACTGTCTGCTGAAGCGGGTTCAGGACCTTACTCATTTCCGAGAAGGTATAGTTGACGACCTTCGCTTCCGATTGCCGAGCCATAAGAGAGAACATCCGGTACAAGTCCGGCCAGTCCTCTTTGAGGGTATTCAGTTCGGCAATCTCCTCCGGAGAGTACAGCTCCGGCGCCTTTTGGGGTTCGGCCCTTGGCGGTGGGTTGCGTACAGCTTCGAGCTCGGCACGCAGGGCGGCAAGCTCCGCCGCGTAATCTACACCGTTATCGGCCGAGTTACGGCTATCAGCATCGGAGCCTCCACCAACGGATTGTCCCGGATCATCCTCAGCAACTGCGTCTCCTCCCGGTTCCGGAGGTTCCGTGCCACTAGCAACGCCATCCCCCGGCTCACTGGGTTGTTGAGCATTATCCGCAGCGACTGCTGCACTGTCTGCCGGCGTCGGCCAGGTATCGGTTTCATCTGTCTCTCCAATTGCTTCTGCAAACGAGTCGTTGAATTCTTTGTTCGGGTCTTCGATGGCCATGGATATTCCTTCAGGATCGGATGGTCGGGTCTTGTTCGTGTTGGTAACTCAAAAGCTTTCGGTACGCAGCGACTTCCCCTTGCACACGCGGGAGCTCGTCCTGAGAGACCCTTTCCAGTTTAGTTCGTAACTGCGCCAAGTGGATTGTTAACAGCCTGGAGAGGGCTTGGCCCGTTACGTCGTCCCGATGCTGGTACAACACTCGGCGGGCGTCCTGCACCTCCCCCTTGTGTGGCAGAAGATTGTCCTTGATCATCACTTACTTCCCCTTCCAGAGTTCCCATCAAATTATTGGCGAGATCGACCTGGGTCTTCGCCACTGTCGAGTCCGCCGCCGCGGCATTCTTGTCGGACTGCGTCAGCGCCTTGACGGCATCCGCAAGCGTCTTACGAACCTCCGCACGCAGGAGCGACTCAATCTGGTCGTCCTTCGCCTTCTGGGCAGCGCCGGCATCCGCATCTCGGCGTTCACCTTCGGCCTTCGAACACATGATGCCCGAACCGAGGTCGACGTCGCGCACCGCCAAGCGTTCCCGGAGCAGTTCCCACCGATTAAGGTATCGCGCGTCTTCCGCGGTCAGCGACATGGCAAGGCCGTCGAGGATCATCCCTCGGACTTCCTTGGCGATCAGGCTGGTCGCCCCACGCGGGATGACCTGGTGATCGCCCTGGATACTCCGCTTCGGGTTGAACTGCATGTTGAACGCGACCATCGAACCAATGACCGACTGCGTGAACAGGTCGAAGTTGCGAACGACGTCCTTGAACGGGAGTGCCGCGTCACCGCGGAGCATCGAGGCACCGGTGGCCGTACGGAACGGCTCGGACGGGCCCTTCTGCATGTCGCCGCCGGTCGCCGCCCCGACGAAGGTCTCCTCGTCGGCGAAGTCCTTGAACAGCTTGATGACCTTCAGCAGCTCGTCCATGTGCGAGTCCATTCGCACTTCCTTGATGGCAGGGACGTTCATGTCCGCGCCCATATCATCCCGGTACCATATCTTGTACGCGTGAATCGAGCTCAGGTCCTGCCCGGCCGCCATCATCTGTGTGTTGACCTCCAGCTGTGGCCCGCACGTCACGCTTGCGTTGTCCTGCAGCATCCGGGCCCCGCCGGACACCGCCATCTGACTGTCCCGCATGATGTTCGGCAACCCGTTGCCCGTGATCGTCGACTCGTCCTCTTCGAAGATGAAGTGGTGGTACGTATTCACCTTGAAGTTGACGTCGAGCTGTACCCACGGGTTCATGTCGGCCTTGATGACTTCGCCGTCGAGCATCCAGACGATCGCTTCGACCTGGTCACCGAGCTTGTCCTGCTCGATCGGGAACCCGGCGGCGGCCATCTCATGTCCCGAGATGTACCCATCCCAGATGATGCATTCGTACTTCCGCCCGTCTTGTCCGCTGACCGATCCCTGTACTCCCATGGACTTCAGGTCAGTCTCATACGTTCGCTGCCGATAGTTACCCGTCGGGTGCTCCTCCAGGTACTTCGTGATCACGTCGCCGAAGAAATCGTCGCGGTCAGCGAGCTCCCGCACCTGCCTGCGGGACATGACTGCTCGCTGGAACTGCCCGTCCATCTGGTGCAGGTACTTCGCACTCATGTCCGGGTAGTAGTCCCACAAGGCGGTGAATTCAAACTGCGGCCGTAGGGCCGTGGTTGTGGTCGGGAGGATCATCCCGGTCTCCGGGTCCCTGCTCCACGTGCGCTGCTGTTGTGTGCGGGCGAACGGACCCTTCAACACCCCCATGCCGTAGATGATCCCGCTCATCAGGACCTTCCGGCACAGTGCCACGTAGTCCACCTGCCGGTCGCCGCCGAGCTCCTGGAGCTGATCCTCGATCTCCAGTGCCAGGTTTTCGCTGCGTACCTTGGCGAACTCAATGATCGCCATCTCGATCATCTTGTCTTCCAAGGGCGTTTCAGGGTCTGCATCAAGCTGCAAGGAGTCGAGGACCAGCTTCAGGTCAGCCTCGGACAGGTTCGGCACTTTAGAACAGGTAATGCTCCAATTCTTCTCCGACGATGGGAACAGCAGGTTCATCAGGCGGGAGAGCATCGACACGCACTTGACCCGTGTGAGCTTCGGATATGCTTTGCTTCTGGCCTTATCCAGCCCGCGTTCGACATCCGGGTCGTAAATCCCAAGGAACTGCCGTGCATTTTTTGCCCATCGCATTTCCGCGAGTCTGCGATCCTGCTCGTAAGTCCCGAATAGCGACGTGAGTCTCGAACCAAGCGCGCGGAGTTTGTCGGCGTTTTTAGTACGCGCTGAGGATTGAAGGATCGTCGCTGCCGGGGGCTGATCTGGGCGGTTCAGTGTAGGCATATCAGCCGTTGCTCAAGGGCGGCTCGTAGCCGCTGCCGACGACAAAAACTTGGTCCCACTCGGCGACGCTGGTCGGCTCAGTCTTGGCGCCTTTCACTGCCAAGCGAGCCTGGCGCGTGTAAATGTCCAAACGCCGGAATTCGTTCGATGCATTCCAGTGGATTTTCTGTGCCGGCGTCCCGGTGCTGTTGATCGTGGCGATGTACGCATAGACGGCATCGAGTAGCGGCTGTCCACCGACCGTCAGCAGGCCGTAGAGGAATTGCTGCTTGTTCAGCACAACAGATTTGGCGTCCAGAGATTCGGGCATGTCAGTACCAGTAAGGACAATCCAATCTGCGCGGCGTTCGATGATGTGCTTCGGACTGGCTACGGCATTCGCAGCAGCGCGGCCTTCTACGGTGTTCGGGAACGTTTGGCGGGCCATTGCTTAGTCTCCGTAAGTTGCCGAGACACGCATGCTCAGCAAGATGGGTGTTGCTGTCGAAGCGCTTTGTTTAAGAGACACAGAAATAACCGTATCCACCGACGTGTCGACGCTGACGTAGCTAGCAGATGAATATGTGCCACCAGCGGTCGCGATTGAGGTAATTGCTGCAACAGACGATCTGCCGCACAGCTTTTCTGTGTCAGAGTCAATGCACGTTATTCGATGCATGGTGTCCACTACAGGCGATATAGTCGACCCGACAGACGCGACCGCGGTACTGTCAATGATAGCCTTTGCCGATTTTGTTCCAGATGTCGATCCGGAGTGAGAGAAAAAAACATCTAACGCCCCGTTTTTGCCAAGAGCACCGCCCGGCAAAATAAATCCCGCAGGCCCGACAACCTCGTTCGTTGTCGCCGTGATTCTTCCGGTCAGATTGACTCCGATCGGCGTATCAGATGAAGGCCTGCGCGGCGTTCCGCTTGTGTAAGTGTCGGCATAGACGACCCCTTCCGTATCTGAACTAAACTTCGTCCAATACCATCCAGCCGGCAGCGTAGAGCCGCCGAAGTTGGCTGAGAAGTAGGCGTAACAGCCGGCAAGCGCCGTGCCGATGTTGGCGATGATCGCCGCCGACAGCGTGAATGCTCCTGCAGACCCAGAGAAGCTGCATCCATTCGCCCCGCCGTCGCCTGGCATGATCAGGAAGGGGATGTTGGATTGAGCGATAGTGGCTAGGGTCGTCCCTACCCCAAAGGGCGAAGTGGCAAACTCACGTATCTGCGCGCTGTTGTTCGACAGCCGCGCACCGACAATCCTTCCTGATTCGTCGACGACCCACTGGTCATTGGTTTCAACTTGTTCAAAGCTTCGTTGGGGCATTTGTATT